TTTGTCGATGGGTGCAGTCTGGGAAAGCTTGTCCGCAGATGCGTCAAGTTCTTCACCAAGTGCGCGGGATATTACTTTTTCATACAGTCCGGATTTCAGCATAGCGGCTCCTTCAGCGTATAATAATCTATAGTAGAGTATATCACAAAAACCTCGCCATTTCAACAAAAACTGTTGATCTTTTCTCAATCCTTTGCTACAATATTGATGATTTATATCGCATCTCCATAAAACTTGATCAACAGGAGTACAAGATCATGAAAATACTGTTCATCGGCAACAGCCACACCTATTTTAACGATATGCCGGAGCTTTTTGCACGGTTTGCAGAAAAAACAACCAGTGAGAAACCGGAAGTTGTGATGCTGGCATACGGCGGTCGGGACTATGACTGGCATCTCAGGGAATTTACGTCCCTTCGCTTCAATCTCATGTACGGCGGTTACGATTACTGCGTTCTTCAGCAGGCAGCGCATCCCTATCCACCCATGGAAACCACGCTGAAAACCGGCGGGGTGATCATCGACCTGTGCCATCGCTGTGGTGTAAAACCGGTTGTGTATATGACGTGGGCGGAAAAGCGGTTCCCCGAGAATCAGCAGAAGATGATCGACACCTGCGAGAAGCTGGCGGCCGACAATAACGCGCTGCTTGCTCCCGTCGGACGTGTGTGGCAGGAAGTACAGCATTCCCGTCCGGATATCGAGCTGTACCACACCGACGGTGAACACGCAAGTCCGTACGGGGACTTCCTCATCGCGGCGGTATTCTGCAAACTTCTGACCGGCTGCGTTTCACCGGATATCAGCGGTATGGGAATCAACTTCCATGTCAATGATGAAACCGGACGCACAACGGTGGATAAGGACCGGATCAGCGCGGAACTGGATATGGAAAAGACCGATTATATTCTTGGGATCATCAACAGGTAATCCTTTTCATCCGAGTTTTTTCGGCGCATAATTATCCATACAATTTTTATGCTCCACTATCCCATCTTTCCGACAAATTTCTACATAGTTTTTCCTTTATTTATGGGCTTCCTCTCCTCACTCCACCACATACACCCACCCATCATCCACTCGTACGTATAATTATAGACGGGCCCCCGTCAATTCGGAATAGTATTGCATTATAAATATACCGTTCACAATACAGCTTATTCATTTTTGTTTAATTGCAACAAATTTCGCCCTGTTTTTTCATTGATCATTTCTGCTTTATTTTGCTCAATTCTGATTGACATGACGACAGATCTGTGCTATCATCTATATGCAAGCTTATCCGACACCATAGTTGCCGCTTCATAGAAGGAGGGATGAAAGTTAATGGCAAATAATGATGAAGCGGGTTTGCCTTGTTACGATAGGGCACTGTTCTGTGAACGTGTCGCGGACGCTAAAGTCCGTTCCGGTCTGGACTGGGACGAAATAGCGCAGGCGATTACCGAAGCGGGATATCCTATCAGCAAAGCCAACCTGAAGACCTACATTTTCCAGAGAACAGCCAGTCTGAAACTTGTGATTTATTTATCCAGAATACTTCATGTTTCCATTGACTATCTCCTGGGAAATGAAGAAAACTCTATCACCCCGGAAGAAGGGTTCGATTACAATTACAGAGGCCACCGGTATCAGCAATACAACGGTGACTTCTATATGTACTTCCACCCGACCCGGACCAATGAACCCGAAGAGCCCATCGCAGCAAAGCTGCACATTGATGCTGCCAAAGGTGGGCGCGCAACGCTCGAAGTCCCCGTGGACGACGGCAAACCCAAAATTTACGCAGGACATCTGTTATTGTCCTCCAGCACGAACACCGGCTTTCTCCAGTTACGATGCAATAACGGGGAGAGCATTGAGTACATTTTCAACGATCCCAACACTTTCCAGAACAGACTGCGCCTCTGTGTCGGTGCACTGGTTTCGGTCAGCAGCGGAGACTCCAAGAGAATGCCCACCCTGTCCCGTGCGGTCATAACAGATTCAAGGCTTACTGATGAAGGGCTAAGGTACGTAAAAGCAAACCTTCGTCTCAATTCCAAGTACATTGATGTGAGCCGAGAAGATTTAGAAAGAATACTGCAGGCTTTTTTTGAAGAGAACCGCATGGACAACTTCAAGAAGGTCTATCAGAGGATTTCCAATGCTTTCTGCGAACGCACATACTATTCCATCGAGGAGCAATACTTTCTGAACACATTCAAGATCGAAAACAAGCTGAATGATAAACAGACGGAAACGCTCATCGCGGATCTGCGAAACAATTCCCTGAGCAGTATCAACTGCAAAATCCCCCGTGCCATTGACGTCAGACTGTATCTTCTTCTGCGAGACGGAAATATGTTCATTGACGAAACGTAATCCCTAACCACAATCGGTACCTCGGTATCTCCACTATACCGGTCCTCTGAGAGTAACTGTTGATTGTATTTCAAGGAGGTCAGACATGCCGAAAAAGAACGCAAAGACAAATGATATGCACTACAAATTCAAATGTCCCAAGTGTGGTAAGCGATTATTTGATTCTCTCACACTTCCCCATGAAAAGGTTGTCGTCAGCTTCAAGTGCCGCAAGTGCAATGAATCTGTAGAAGTTGAAATGACACGTAAAAACCTCATGGTCGGTTGAGAGCTTGGACCAAAATTAAATAAACTGCAACATACCGAGCAACGGAGCCATTATGAATGAGCTACCAAATAGCCGGATGATTTTGTGAAACTTTTTGTTTCCATATCATCCGGCTTTTTTCTTTTCTCTTTTTTGACTTACGCCTAACTTCCGCGAAATTCTCCATCCGAACAAAACGAACAAGATGAAAGAAAACCAGATTTATGGAGGAATTTATGGAACTCGAAGTACGTACCGGCAATGGTAAATTGCTGTTCAAATGGAATCCCGACACCTCTACACTTTCAATTGTACTGAAAGGCTTTCAATACCGTGTGAAACTGGGAGATTTCGGATTCATCCTGATCGAAGAAAAAACTGTAAAAAAGTAAACAAGTAAATATGCTGAACACTGAATCCTCAGAGCTGCGAGATGGCCAGAAGGATGCTGTAGTTATAACTATAGCATCAGTCTGGCCATTTTTCTGTTCTGTCGGATAATGGTGACGGCTCCTTGAGGATTCACGGATCTGAAAGGAGCTATCATGGCAAACAAGCCTAAAAGAAGCGAGTATTTCATCTATGTCCCCGAACTGCGTATCTATGAACAGGTATCGGAAGAAGTTTATAAAGAGTATTACCGTCCGATCTGGCGCACGTTCAAGAAAGAACATTATCACAACCGCTGCAGCTGTCCCGGACAGAGCTGGCATTTGTGCTGCGGAGACTGCTGTACCTGTTCCTTCCGCATAGCAGGAAATATGCTGTCATTGGATATGGAAATGGGTAATTCCGACGACGAAGGCATCACGCTGTACGAAACTCTGGCAGATGATGCGCCTTTGATTGAATCCATCGTGGAAGACGCCGCTCTGCTGGAAGAGCTTCTTCAGGCACTGGAAGAACTCGATCCTGAAGGAAAGAAAATGTGTCAGCTTATCATGGAAGGCTGTTCCGAACGTCAGGCGGCAGTTATGATGAACATGGCGCGTTCCACATTCAAGCGGCACTGGGATCGTGTGAAGAAGATTCTTGCGGAACGGATGAAGGACTACAAGTAATAACACCCGATCCGAAGACCAGGTGTTACTGTATTTATCTTGCAATCAGTTCGTACCGGCTCATGATGATATCCACCACGTCCTGAGTACGTACCCGCATTCCAACTTTGGCGATCGTTTCCCGTACCAGTTTTTCGTCCACTTCCGGAATTACTTCTCGATATTCGGGGTATTCGTCCAGCAGATCGTTGAACAGTATCACCAGCACATCATTCGCTTTTGCCTTGGATGGGTATCCGCGGGAAATCAGAGCCATGTTGTTGTCGAAATTCGGAGCAAATCCGATGAAATCCCCCGTCGCAGGATCTCGCAGAAGACCAAAATTGTTGGTATGCCGGTCGGGATTGGCGCAGATTGTATCAAGGAAGATCATGCGGATGTAATCCGTAATCGCCTGCGGACAGATATTCTGCAGAGCGGCAACAACATCCGAGTATTCTTCATTGTCCCCCATGAAAGCGGACGCCGGTTCAAAATTGACTGCTGCCCCGTCCGTGAAGTCGAGGGACTTGATGCAGCCTTCCCCGCGCTCGTACTTCGCCATGTTCATGCCAAGTGCGATTCCAAGTTCATACACGAACAGTTCCGAGAACATCTCATCGTGGGTGGCGCGCTTGTACATCCACCACTTTCCGTCGCGCAGTTTCCAGCACTTCTCGAAGCTTCCGATATTGGTCAGCTCTGGTGTTTTGGAACGCTTGCTGGATGCGGCACGGTTGAAGCTGTCGTAGGTTCCCTTCAGGGCGAGGTTGGAGAAGTAGTCATCGGAGAAACGGACATCATCGTATGTCATGTCCGAGCCGATGGGACGAATCCAGTAGTTGTCCGTGATGGTCGCACCGTTGACATGGATAACCGTGGAAACATCGTCCTTTTCTGCAAGGCGGAGAGCTTTTTTGAGGAGACGGGAGTTGGCACGATGGGAGTCGATGGCGCGGGTTTCCAGCCACATATCGGCATTGGCAACACGGCGCAGATACAGCGGGAGAAGATCGGAATTCACGACTGTCAGAGTATCGTTCTTCCATACAGCCGTGACAGTATTTCCGCTGAGAATCTCATATGAACGTTTTCCCATGGTGCATCCTCCTGTTTTTTCTCCTTACATTATACCCTATATCCATCTTTTTGTCAACGATGCACTACGGACAATAAAACTTCGATTTCCCGAAAATATTTTTCAAATTCTGAAAAAACTGCGGACCACTTTGATGCTGAACCTCCAGTGTGGTGTGTGGACAGGATACCGATACATCCACAGAACGGAGGAAAATCCATGAACAACATCGCAATCACCACCGCTGACCGTGATGAGCTGATTGGGCTTCTTGCCGCTATCAGTGTTGTTTCCGGCAGAATGGCAAAGAACATCAACGCAATTCAGGAAAATGGAGGAAAAACAAATGGACAGAAAAGACGAACTGGCTGCAATCGCGGAGGAGCTTCTCAGATGCGCCGCTTCTCTGACATCCGCCGCTGAAACCATCACCGAGATGCTCGGAAAAGCCGAAACCGCCTCCCCTGCCGAACCCCAGCCGAAATTCGAAGAAGTACGTGCAGTGCTGGCAGGAATGTCCCGCAAGGGCTACACCGATCAGATCCGGGATCTTCTGAAGAAATACGGAGCGGATAAGCTCTCCGCTGTTGATCCCGGGCAGTACAGGGTATTGCTCCACGATGCGGAGGAAATGATCCATGCCACCTAAAGGACACGCCATTCTTTCCGCTTCCTCTGCCGACCGCTGGCTCCACTGCCCTCCTTCCGCACGACTTAACGCAAGCCTCGAGGAAAGTACTTCCAGCGATCATGCTGCAGAAGGAACCGAAGCACACGCTCTCTGCGAATTCCGTCTGAAAGAAGCTCTCGGTTTCCCCGCTGACGATCCCGCCGGAGACATAAGATTCTACTCAGAAGAAATGGAAGACTGTGCGGCAGGTTATGCGGGATACATTATGGAACAGCTTGCGGCTACGAAGGAAACCTGCCCGGATCCGGAGATTCTCATCGAGCAGCATGTGGACTTCTCGCGATGGGTACCTCACGGCTTCGGTACGGCGGACTGCATTCTGATCGCAGACGGGACACTGAAAATCATCGACTACAAGCACGGTCGGGGGATCGAGGTCTCTGCGATAGAAAATCCGCAGATGATGTGCTATGCACTCGGTGCGCTGGAGCTGTTCGATGCGCTGTACGATATTGAAACGGTCAGCATGACGATTTTCCAACCGCGCCGTGACAACATCAGTACATACGAAATCACCAAGGCAGAACTGTACCGCTGGGCGGATGAGGTTCTTCATCCCACCGCGGAACTGGCTTATGCCGGTGAAGGCGAATTCCGATGCGGAAGCTGGTGTGTCTTCTGCAAAGCCAAGGTACACTGCCGTGCAAGAGCGGATGCCAATCTCGATCTGGCAAAGCACGAATTCAAACTCCCGCCCATGTTGAAGGACGAAGAAATCGAGAATCTTCTCGGCAGTCTTGACAGCCTTCTGGACTGGGCAGCCGATCTGAAGGAATACGCTCTCCGCAAGGCACTTGGTGGTAAGGTGTGGCATGGCTGGAAAGTGGTTGAAGGACGATCGATTCGCAGGTACACCGATGAAGCAGCTGCTGCAGAAGCGGTGGCAAACGCCGGATTCGATCCCTACGAAAAGAAAATCCTCGGCATCACAGCCATGCAGAAGCACCTTGGCAAGTCCCGATTTGAAGAACTGCTGTCCGGGTTCATTGAGAAACCTGCAGGTAAACCCACGCTCGTACCGGAGAGCGACAAACGTCCGGAAATCAAAAATGCTAAACACGATTTTATGGAGGAACTGTAAATGTCTGCTATCAACAAAAATCCCACCAAAGTGATCACCGGTCCCGACACCCGTTGGTCCTACGTAAATGTATGGGAACCCAAATCCATCAACGGAAGCGCTCCCAAGTATTCCGTCAATCTCATTATCAAGAAGTCCGACACCAGAACCATTGCCAAGATCAACGAAGCGATCAATGCCGCTTACAACGACGGTCAGGCAAAGCTCAAGGGCAACGGTAAATCCGTCCCTGCGCTTTCTGCCATCCTTTCTCCGCTCCATGATGGTGATGTAAAGCGTCCCGATGATCCTGTCTATGCCAACTGCTATTACCTGAACGCCAAATCTTCTGACAAGCCGGGCATTGTTGATGCCAACTGCAATGCAATCCTTGATCATTCCGAAGTCTATTCCGGCGTGTATGGCCGTGCAAGCATCAGCTTTTACGCATTCAATGCAGGCGGCAGCAAGGGCATCGCGTGCAGTCTGAACAATCTTCAGCTGATCCGTGCCGGTGAACCGCTCGGCGGCAAGGCTAGTGCGGAAGCAGATTTCGCAGATGACGGCGATGAGGAATTCCTCGGCTGAGAATAACGAGCCCGTGGGCAGTGGAGTAATCTGCTGCCCTTTTCGGGTGAACGGGAGGATTTATGAAAACACTCAGCATTGATATTGAAACCTACAGCAGTCATGATCTGAAGAAAACCGGTGTCTACCGCTATGTGGAAGCACCTGATTTTGCTGTTCTTCTGTTCGCATACAGTGTCGACTGTGGGCCTGTATGGATTATTGATCTGGCATGCGGTGAGAGAATTCCGGATGAAATAATTGTGGCTCTTGAAGATGATTCCGTCCTCAAGTGGGCGTTTAACGCATCCTTTGAGAGGGTTTGTCTCTCACGGCATCTCGGTTATCCGACCGGCAGTTATCTCAATCCCGCATCGTGGCGATGTTCCATGGTCTGGGCCGCAACACTGGGATTGCCGCTTTCTCTGGAAAACGTGGGAAGTGTCCTTGAGCTAGACAAGCAGAAGCTCTCCGAAGGTAAAGACCTGATCCGATACTTCTGTCAGCCCTGTACACCGACCAAGTCGAACGGACAGCGTATCCGTAATCTGCCCCATCACGCGCCGGACAAATGGAGTGCATTCAAGAAATACAACATTCGTGACGTGGAAACGGAAATGGCGATTCAGGAAAAGCTGGCGAAATACCCGGTTCCGGATTCGGTCTGGGAAGAATACCGGATCGATCAGGAAATCAACGATCGAGGCGTGGGACTGGATATGGAACTTGTCCGCGCTGCGATTGAACTGGATGCTTATTCCCATGCGGAGCTGACCGGAAAGCTAAAGTCTCTGACCGGACTTGAAAATCCGAATTCCGTCGTTCAGATGAAAGCGTGGCTGTCTGATAATGGTCTGGAAACCGACACGCTTGGCAAAAAGACAGTCTCCGAACTGATCAGAACCGCCTCTCCTGCACCGCGGGATGTCCTTGAGTATCGCCAGCAGCTCGCCAAATCTTCTGTGAAGAAATACCAGGCAATGGAGTCCGCAGTCTGTGATGACGGTCGGGCGAGAGGGATGTTTCAGTTTTACGGAGCAAACCGCACCGGTCGATGGGCTGGTCGGCTCATTCAGATGCAGAATCTCCCGCAGAATCATTTGAAAGAACTGGCGGATACACGATACCTCGTTAGGACAGGCAACTATGACACTCTTGCTATGTTGTACGACGATATCCCGGATACTTTATCCCAGCTGATCCGCACGTCATTTGTTCCCCGGGAAGGAAAAAAGTTCATCGTTTCCGACTTCTCCGCTATCGAAGCACGTGTGATTGCATGGCTTGCCAGAGAAGAATGGAGACAAAAGGTCTTTGCGGACGGCGGTGACATTTACTGTGCTTCGGCAAGCCAGATGTTCAAAGTTCCTGTAGAACCCCACGGAATCAACGGGCATCTGCGCCAGAAAGGAAAGGTTGCGGAGCTCGCTCTCGGCTACGGCGGGTCTGTCAATGCGCTGAAAGCGATGGGAGCACTGGAAAAAGGACTTACAGAAGAGGAACTGCCTCTGATCGTAGATGCATGGAGACAGGCGAGTCCAAATATCACAAAACTCTGGTGGGATGTCGATACTGCTGCCAAGGATGCTGTCCGGTTCAGAACCACAACAGAAACACACGGGATCCGCTTTACACGCAGAAGCGGAATGCTGTTTATCCGTCTTCCCTCCGGCAGAGAGCTTGCTTATGTGAAACCTCAGATCGGAACGAACGATTACGGTACCGACTGTATCACTTACGAAGGAATCGGCAGTACAAAGAAATGGGAACGGCTGAACACCTATGGGCCGAAGCTGGTCGAGAATATTGTTCAGGCCATTGCCAGAGATATACTTTGCTATGCCATGAAGACACTCAGAGACTGCTCCATTGTCATGCATATCCATGACGAACTGGTGATCGAGGCAGAGCAGAGTATGTCCCTTGATGAGATCTGTGAGCAGATGGCTC